TGATGAGTCTGATTCGCGGTTCTGCTGGTGCGACCCCGCCTGCTCCTGCATCGCCTAGCGTCCCGACTGAACAACAAAGCGAAGCGCCCCCGATGGCTTCTCCGATGTCAACGCCGGAGCCGAAGGCTGGCAACAAAGAAGGCGCTCGCATCAATGTCCAGATGGCTATGGACTTGCTCCAACAATCTCTGCCTGCTTTTGGTTCTGATTCTGAGGAAGGCAAGGCCATCCTTGAGATCATGAAGAAGCTAGGCACTGCTTTCGGTGCGCGTGAGGCTCAAACCCGTGAGCTGGTTCCCGCCGAAATTCTCCAAATGATTTCGACTTTGCCGCAGGCGGGAGGCGCATCGCCTGAGCAAAGAATCGCTGCATCCGCGCCAACCCCAGGGCTGCAACAGCGGCCTCAACCCATGTAAGGAGAATCCAAATGGATTTGTTCAAGCCTCGCGGCGCTGCAACGATTCGCAAGCCGCTTGATGATAAGCAAGACAATGGTCAGATCGTCAACCCGCCGCGCTTCGCTCGGTACGGTGGTCTGGACGGCGGTAGCAAGATTGGCTCCAAGAACAAGATGACTCTTGGCAAGCCTGGTGATGGCCGCAAGGTTATCTAATTGATTTAAGAGGGCAAAATCATGTCACTAGAAGATCTCACCCCAGAAGCACGCGACGAACTGGCAATGCTCGCCAAGCAATTGGCTGAGAACCCCAAGACTCGCAAGAACTTTCTTCGCCTTACTCGCGAGGCTCGGCCTGAAATGCCGATCCCTGAGATTGAGATTGAAGACCGCACGACTCAAGCCCTGCAAATGGCCGAGGATCGTGTGCAATCTTTGGAAGCGAAGTTGCAGCAAAGGGATGCGCTCAACGAACTTGAGCGTCGCCGTCAGGCTTTGCTGAAGAAGGGTTTGATTTCCAGTGAAAATGATATTCAAGAAGTGGAAAAGGTAATGCTTGAGAAGGGCATTACCAATCATGAGTCCGCTGCTGAGTACTGGTCATGGATGAAGCAAGCGGCAGAGCCGACTCCTACCGGATACAACAGCAGTCCCCTTAACGCGTTCGACCTCAACAAGTACTGGAAGAACCCGACTAAGGCGGCTCGTGATAACGCGATGCAAGCGCTCGGTGAGTTGCGGAAGTCTCCGCGTCCCATCGGTCTGTGAGCTAGAGGGCTTAACTAACTTTTTCGGAGATGGAATATGCCTATCGGTGGCGGTATTCTTCCGGCTTCGGGTACTTCCCAATATAACGAGCTTACCTATGTAACTCGTCGGGCGTTCATCCCGAAACTGTTTGTTCAACTTTACAACTCGACCCCGCTCATGGCGGCTCTGCTGGCTAACAGCCAACAAGCCTCTGGCGGTGTTTCTTCCGTAACTGTTCCGGTTCAGGGTTCGCAATTTGTGAACGCTCAATGGTCGGATTACAGCGGCTCGTTCACTCAGCCGTCCGTCCAGCAAGGCGCTTACAACGCTGAGTTCAACCTGAAGCTGATGATCGCTCCTGTGCCGTTCCTCGGCATGGAAGGTGTCGTCCAGCAAGACCACGCTATCGTCCCGCTGATTGAAGCGCGGATGAATGACGCGACCAATGTGATGTTGGATGCGATGTCGTACAGCCTGTACAACAACGTGACCAATGCTCAGCAATTCACTGGTCTGCCGCTGGCAGTGGACGATGGCACTTCGGGTACCAACAGCTACGGCAACATCGATCGCTCGACCTACACCTGGTGGAAGTCGAAGGTCTACAACGCTGGCAACGTCAACCCGACTCGCCAGAACATGCTCCAGTACATCAGCGGCACTGTTAAGAACAGCGGTGAAATTCCGTCGTTCGGTGTTTGCGGCATGGGTACCTGGACTCTGCTGGCCCAAGACTACGTTGGTCAAGAGCAGTACATGATCACCCCTGGTTCTGGCTTCAGCGATACCAGCGATGGCCCGCAAGCTGCGTTCCGCGCTCTGATGGTTGCAGGCGTTCCCATCTATCCGGATCCGTACTGCCCTGAAGGCAAGGTCTACTTCCTCAACACCAACTATCTGTCGCTGTATGTCCACGATCAAGGTTCGTTCGTGTTCACCGGCTTCGAATCGACCCTGCCGAACTGGCAGATTGGTTACGTTGGTGCGGTTCTGACCATTGCTGAACTGGTTAGCACGAAGCCGAAGTCGATGACCCAGGTCTACAACCTTAACTCGGTTACCCTGTAAGGAGAATAGACATGGCACTCGCTCTCAATAAGATCCTTCTGGCTAACGCCGTCGATAACACCGCCGGCGCTTATTTCCAGAACCAAGTCGTCAACGTCGCTGCTAACAGCAGCACCGTCCTGACTGCTGGCGTTTACTACGTCCAGCCGACTGTCAACGTTTATGTTCAAGTGCAAACTGCCGCTAATACCTGGGCAAACGTCACTACCACTAACGTTGGTGGCCTGTTCCTGTCGGATGGTGTGAATGTTCGTCTGTCGAACGCTGATACCACCAACGCTAAGTCGCTGACCACGCTGACCGTCAATGGCGGTCAAGCAGCTACCGGCCAATTCAACAGCTAAGGAGCGGTCATGCTAGCGAATCACGTTGGAGCGCTTTATCCCGATAATTTTTCTGGGGTGCGTCTCGGTATGGCGTCGCAAGTTAACCTGGCAGCAACGGGTAACGCTGTGGCGACCATTCCGGTCACGCAAGGCACTGCATACATCATTCGCCAGATAACCGTCGTTAATGCCAACGCAAGTGTGGCTACGGGTAACGTAGCTATTCTGACCAGCAACGACGGTAACGCGTCGAACGCTGTCAGCAACAACGTCGTGCTGAGCAACGTTAGTTCAACGACCACTTATCAAGACCTCGGTCTTGCGAGTGGTACGTTGACTAAGGTGTATACCGCAGGCTCGTTGTTTGTGAAGGTGAACACGGCTGTTTCTGGCACCGTAGACATTGATGTCTATGGCGATGTTGTAGCACTGTAATGACTACGATCTGGGTAACGAACAAAGGTACTGAAGGGTTTTCGGATTACTACCACGGCTTTCTGTATAACTTTGAGCCTGGTATGCCGGTAGCCCTACCTGAAGCCGCTGCCCAGCACATCTTCGGATATGGGGTTGATAACAAGACCCCGCATCTGATTCGTCTTGGTTGGTTGAAGTACAGCAACGAACTTGATGCTGCGTTGCAGAAGCTGAACTCGTTTATGTTTTCAACTGCCAAGCCGGAAACTAACCACGAACCGCCCTCCGTGGTTGACGAAGTAGCCCCTCTGCCCGTTCGCGGGCGGGGGGTGAAACGCCTTCACGCGGCATAACGATGGACGTTAAATGGCAACTTTGTCGAGTTACATCACAGAAGTCAGGCGACTTTTGCATGATGCCAATGGGAATTTTTATTCCGACTCTGAACTGACTGACTATATCAACTCTGCCCGAGAGCGGGTGGTGCGTGATACTGGTTGCCTTCGCACACTCCAAAGTTTTACGTTAACTACCAATCAGGAATCGTATTCCTACGCGTCACTTCCAAACGGTAGCAACACCCTTGATGTCATCAACATCAACGTTTACTGGGGTAATAGCCGCACACCTCTTCGCTATCTGCCGTGGACGGACTTCAATGCCCAGCTCCGGTACTGGCAGAACTACATCGGCTTGCCCATCGCTTTCAGCATCTACGGTCAGAACACCATTTACTTTGGCCCTGTGCCGGATCAAAACTACGTTTGTGAGTTTGATACGGTTATTCTGCCTAACGCTTTGCAGTCTGATTCTACTGTTGAGCAGCTACGAGACCCGTACACGGTGCCAGTTGCGTACTACGCAGCGCACAAAGCCAAGTTCAAGGAACAATCGTTTGGCGAGTCGGAGATCTTCAAGCAGCAATACGAGAACCAGGTTCGCAACGTTCTAAGCACCGTCTTCACGCGCAGGCTCCCGACACCTTACGCTGTGCCGTACTAACATGGCACAGCAATCGGAACAGCGCAAATCCTACGAGGTCATCAAGGACTTCAAGGGTCTCAACACCAAGTCGAACCGCACGACGATCGACAAGACTGAGTTTGCTTGGATTGAGAACGCCATGCCGATCGGCCTTGGCAACGTCAAGATTGTTCCTACTGTATCCAACGTAGCCAACCTTAGTTTTTCCAACACGGTTGTCTACCTGGCTAGCGCCAACATCAATACTACTGACTACCTGATTGCTGTTGAGCAAGATGGTCGTTGTGAGTACATTAACCTCACCAGCAATACCAAAGGCAATGTTGCTCCAGCCAACACGTTTACGTCTGGCGTACAAATCAGCCAGTGGAAGAACGAGCGGGTGTTGTTCATTGATCCGACCAACGGATACAAAACTTGGGATGGCACCAACCTAGTCAACGTAGGTTCTGTCGCCAACATCAACATCACTGCTGGTGGCTCTGGCTATACGTCAGCTCCCAACGTAGCTATTGGCGCCCCTAACCAAACAGGTGGAGTGCAAGCAACTGCAACAGCCAGCGTTACAGGTAACGTTGTGACTGGCATTACGTTGACCGAGCGCGGCAGCGGATACACCAGCGCACCTAGCGTCACCATCAGTGGTGGCGGCGGCAATGGCGCAACAGCCAACGCAACCCTGTTCTCCCAACCTGGGACTGCCATCCAATCGTTCTCAGGTCGAGTGTGGATCGCGCAAGACCGGACGGTGTACTACTCGGCGTCTGACAAGTACAACGACTTCACCAGCATATCTGCGGGCAACATCACACTGACTGATGCGACGTTGCATGGTCTCATCGTGCAATTGCTGTCTGCTAACAACTTCTTGTACATCTTCGGTGATGACAGCATCAACGTGTTCTCGGATGTACGCGTAACTACAACTGGCACTACGCTGTTCACCAACACCAACGTGAGTGCATCAGTTGGTACTCGCCTGAAGTATGCGGTGTTCCCGTACTTCCGTTCAGTTCTGTTTATGAACGAGTACGGCGTCTACGCCCTGGTTGGCTCAACCACCAGCAAGCTATCTGACTCTCTAGACGGAATCTTCCCGTACATCGACTTCACGCAGAACGTTACTGGCGGTCAGGTGCTGCTGAACAACATTCTGTGCGCGGCCTTCTCGTTCACTTATAACGATCCGGCCGCTACACCGCGTGTTATCCAGGCTGTGTTCTTTGAGAAAAAGTGGTTCTTGACCAGTCAAGGCACTTTGACTTGGATTGACTCTGCTCCGTTTGGCGGCAAGGTTAACTTGTATGGCACTAGCGGAACTGACTTAAAGCGTCTGTATTCTGATTCCACATCGAATATCACTAGCACAATTACCACCGCGCTATTGCCGATGGGCGATCCTATCCGCGACAAACAGGCGCTAAAGTTTGCGTTTGAGGCAACAAGCCCGACAGACAAAGTTGGGACATTCAATGTGACCGTAGACAGTGAACGCGGCCCCAGTCCGACGTACACGGTTTACAATTTCATCACTTGGTATAACAACAACTTACAGACGGTTGGGTGGACTAATAACTCTAGCGCGTCTGTTGTTTGGGTGACTGGTGGGTATCAGTTGTACAAAAACGATGCTCAGCAGTGGGGTAAGTATCTTGGATTAACAATCAACGCCACAAGCCCAGCCTGGGTGTTGCATGGCATCGAATTTGAACATGAGTTAAGAGCGAGGTTTTAATGGCTAAGCCAATCACAATTCCGAACACGTTTGCGAATGCGACAACGGCCATTCCTCTGTCGCAACTCGATAACAACTACAGCACCATTACGAGTGCTATTAACGATGCTAATACTTACAGCAACTACGCTGCTGACTCAGGTGCGGCTAACGCGTATGCGGTCACGCTGTCTGGTGTAACGACAACGTACAACGCCGGTCTGCGTATCCAGTTCAAGGCGGCTAACAATAACTCTGGTGCATCGACGCTGAACGTCAACAGCCAAGGCACCAAGAACATCTTTTTCAACAACGCCGCTCTGTCTGCCAACGTCATCCAGGCTAACGCTGTTGTTGATGTGATCTACGACGGCACCCAGTTCCAGATGCTGAGCGTCAACGGCACCACGCCTACCGCTTACGGCACTGTGACCAATGTGAGCGTGACCTCTGCCAACGGCTTTACGGGGTCTGTTGCCACGAGCAATACCACGCCTAACATCACCATCACCACGAGCATTACAGGCGTTCTGAAGGGCAATGGCACTGCTATCTCTGCCGCTACGGCTGGCACTGACTATCTAGCTCCTCCGTCTGGTACTGCGCTGCTTAAAGCCAACTCTGGCGGCGCTCTGGCTAACGCTACAGCAGGCACGGATTACGTTGCACCTAACGTTGCCACCACTTTCACTGCCGCACAGACGTTTACTGGATCGACCAGCAACATTGCTATCTCGATGACCAATGCGACTGAACCGGCAACGGTGAGCGCTACGGCTGCTACGGGGAACATCACCTATGACCTGGCTAACCAGTCGGTGCTGTACTACACCAGCAACGCGTCAGCCAACTGGAACGTGCTGTTCCGCTACAGCTCTGGCACTACGCTGAACAATGCGATTACAGCCAATACAGCAATCACTGCTGCGTTCTTGGTGCAACAAGGTGCTACGGCTTACTACAACGCCAACGTGTACATCGACGGCACCCAAGTGACGCCTAAGTGGCAGGGTGGTACTGCGCCCACTTCGGGCAATGCCAACGCTGTTGATGCGTACACCTACACGATTGTGAAGACCGCAGCCAACGCTTACACCGTGTTTGCCTCGCAAACCCAGTTCAAGTAAGGATTAGCAATGCCTTTGCCTATTACTCGTGGAGCGCTCTCGGCCAGAGGTTTTGGGCTGTTTTCTGCGCCTGCTGCTTTGGTTACGGACCCCTATTTCCCCTACGTCACCATGCTGCTTCATGGCGATGGGACTAACGGCGCTCAGAACAATACGTTCCTAGATTCCTCGACCAATAACTTCAGCATCACGCGGAATGGCAATACCACGCAGGGTTCGTTTAGCCCGTATGGTAGTAACTGGTCGAATTATTTTGATGGTAGTGGGGATTATTTGAGTGCGCCATCAAATAGCGCATTCAGAATTATATCTTCTGATTTTTGCGTAGAAGGAT